GGGTGTCTATATAAACATGCGGTAATATATTGCATTCTGTATCCTTATTTCGGATCATATAAAAATATCCCTAAGAGAAATTAATCTCTTAGGGATATCTTGTAAATAATATATTATTATTTATTGTATTAACGTACCATAGGCTTGGCAGTACCGGTCATTAATTGACGAGCACGGACATTAGCTTTGCTACCGTATTTTTTGAAAATCGATTCGCGTAAAGTTAAGCGAATACCATTAAATTTAGCATATTTTTCGTACAATGGATCTTTAGCATTTTTTGCCAATACCAATGCCGTGCGATGAGCAAGGTTTGTCATTTTAGACTGTTTATTCAAACGAATAACATTCATTGCTTCTGACAATTCTTCTGTAGTAGTACCTTCAGTAAGTACAGACATGCATTCAGCCATAGCACGCAAAGCATGGCTTTCATCTAATGAATCATCATCAGAATAATCACCGTCTTCACCAGCTGGATCGCTATCATCGTCACCTAATGCAGGTTCATACTCTTTATAACCTTGATCATCGCCTACTGCTTCACCTAATAGACTTGATACTAAATCTTTGCTCATGAGAGCCTCCAAACGAAATTGTTTATGATTAAACCTATATTTTTGTTAGTATATCTAATTAGTAAATTAAATTATACATAACTAGTTAAAAAAATAAAAATATATAATTTCATAGATACTATTCAAGTATTAAACTATTAATTTTTATTTTACACAACTAAAAATTAGTTCTAACGTAAAAGGCCAATTATGGAATTTTTAAATTTATACTTCGAAGATCTATTTAGTAAATTATTTTTAGTATATCCGGATCTTAAAGATGATCCTGAAATGCAGGAAATAATTCGTAAAAATGTATTGAAGAAGAAAGAAACGTTCCCTGTAAAAGTTGAAAATAATTATACTAATACTTTAAAGATAACTAATTCAGAAAATATTTTAGATATTATGTATACTAAAAAACCTACATTAAGTGGTTATGGTGTATTATTCCATAATAGAGAAAAGAAAGATAATATTCCAGGTATAGCAATCGATTATCTCTTAGATGAACGTAAAGTAGCTAAAAAGAAAATGTTAAGTCATATAAATGACTTCGATAAAATATTCTATGATAACTTTAATACAATCCAAACTGTATTAAAAGTTCTTTGTAATTCATTCTTCGGCGCTTATGGTGAAAAGAGTTTTCACTTCTTTAATACTTTCCTTGGCCCTTCCGTAACATACACTGGGCGTCATATTATTGCATCCGCTATTTTAGGTTTTGAAAATCTTCTTGCAGATAATATTAAGTTTGAGTCTTTCAATGAAATTATAACCTTTATATTCAACGTACAAAAAGAACCTTCAAATGTTGAATACGATTTACATTTTAATTTCACTGTAGAAGAAACATTAGAACGTTTTGTTTCTAAATGTGATTTCAATGTAAGTGATGCAGAAAAAGAAATTTTAAACGATATCTTCAGTAATCTTTCACAATTTGATTTAGATCGTATTTATATGAAGAATAACCTTGCAAGGTTATTAGAAGAGACAGACATATTAGATTTAATTTGCGATTGCATTACACCTGATTATTTAAATCCTGAAAAGATTCCTGAAAGTATTCTTGATAATTTAAATCTCTTAAATGGCATTATTGATTATTATATCTCTTATATCTATCAATATCCGAATAAAGTAGATCGTGCTGCAAGAATAACTCGTAAAGTAATTTTAGTTACAGATACAGATAGTACGTTTATTTACTTAGATCTGTTAGTACAAAAAATAAAAAGGCATCTAGGAAATAAAGTAATATCTAGTGAAGAAAATATTTCTATTGTAAATATCTTTACACATAGTATTACTAAATTCATTGAACGTGTATTCTATGAAATTGCTACTAATTATAATATCATTGCAAAAGATAGAAAACGTATTTCTATGAAAAATGAATTTTTATTTGAACGAGTAATTCTTACAGAAAATAAAAAGCAATATGCTGCAAAGCTTTTGATGAAAGAAGGTGAGATATATAAGAAACCTAAGTTCGAAATTAAAGGTCTACAGATTAAGAAAGTAGGTACACCTAAAGTTGCTCGTGAAATATTTAAGAAAATTTTAGAAGATGATATATTAGATAGTAAAAATATCCAACCAATGAAAATCTTTAAAACTTTTATTTCTATGGAAAAACAGATAGAAAATTCGTTAAAAACTTACAGTACTAATTTCCTTAAGCCTAGTAAATTTAATTCACTTAAAGGATATGTAAGTCCGTTAACACAACAAGTAGTGCGTGGTGTATTATTATGGAATACGTTATATCCTAGCAACGCTATTCAGAATATGTCAAAAGTCTGGATATTGAAATTTAAAGATGTAGAACTTGAAGATTTACATAAATTCCTACCCAGTGATGTAATGGATAATATAAATCAAAAGTATTTTACCTTAGATATTAAAGGTGAAAAAGAATCTACTAAAACAATTAAAGATTACAAGCTTGAAGTATTAGCTATTCCTAAAGAATTAGATTTCTTCCCTAAAGAGTTTTATAACCTAATCGATGAAATAACTATCGTGAATGATATAATAAAAAATGGGAATATATTATTAGAGAGTATTGGGTTTACTATTATAAGTAGTTTCACACATAAGACTGCTTCCAATACACTCGTTTCGTTTTAATTTTAAGGAAAAGTGATGATTGTTTTAAAGCACGTAAATGATTTGGAATTTGTTCTCGATTCATTTGAAAAAGATATTTTACGTCATATTATTAATAATGCGGCATTAACTCGTAGTATTGTAGATACGCCACTATGTATTCTATTAGCTAGCGACAATATTTTCGATTTACCTAAAGTCAATTTAGGTAAAGAAAAAAATGGCATCTATAATGAACAGCTTATTTGCGGTAAAATGGAAAGTGTTTGGGAATTAGTTACTACTCACGTTTCCGATGGTAATGAATGTAGTGCTACAGGTAAAACGGTTTGGGAATTAGTAATCATGCTTAGTAGTGATTATATCGTAACTATTCTCATTCCAGATGAACCGTGGTTAGATAAAGACTTAAAAGCCGCATTAATTAACTTTAAATAATAAATATGCCTTAAGAATTAATTCTTAAGGCATATTTTTTTTTTATTAAACATAGAAATAGTTATAAAATTATAGGAATTTTATGAAAAATGTAAATGAACTTAAATCTTTATTTGATCGGTTGAATATAACTGAAGATAATATAGATTTATTTGAAAGTTTATTAATTCAAGATGCAAGTGAATTTATACCATTAATGACTGAAATATTAGATGGTAGAGTCGATATTGGAGATTTAAGAAGTTTCTTCAATAAATATACTGAAGACAGAGTAATACTCCCTAATAAATCTTTACCACTATTTCTAAATAATACTAATTTAGTTACATCGACTGTAGACAGTTTAAAGAATTCTTTATTTAGTGTTAACCCCATTAAAGAAGGATTTTTACCAACCGATGATACTGATTTAAAATACGCTATTGCTGCTAAGTTGAAAGATGAGCAGAATATAGATTTAACGGATTTAGAAATAAATTCTATTGTTACTGGAAAGGAATCTTTCAAAATTATTTCTACTGATTTTAGTAGAAGCATGAATAAAGAAGAACAACTAACTAATAGCAATCTATTATCACCAAAAATTGACGGAGTACTTTAATGGCTGAATTGCTTTTTACAGAAAATGATTTCAATGATTATATATCTTCGTTGGATGTGAATAATACAACGAATTTTAAAGTTCTTTCAAGCCTACAATTATTACGTCCTTCATTATTCAGAGAAACTATATTTCTTTTGATCAACGGAAGAATTAATATAAATGATTTGGCTTTAATTAATATTAATAATTTCACAATTCAAACTATTGTAGATAACGTACTTTCGTTACCAGCTACAATAACGGAAAGAAATATTTTCTATAAAGAATATTTAAAAGGTTTACCACTTTTCAATACTTTTCTAAATATGCTCAATGCTAATTTTAGTACATATTTAGCGCATAAAAATATTTCCAGTACTACGTTTGCTAAAGAAATTACCATAGATCCTTTAAAAATAGCGGCCGGTAGCTATAGTAATCTTAGAGAAGCTCAGGTTGTTTATAATACGCTTAAAACTACGTATTATGACAATATTTCAAATTTAAGCATTAGTGCAGGCGTAACCACCTTCAACTATAGCGAGACATTGGATAGTAGTGATAATAAGCATTATTTGCTTTCCTATGTTCCTAATACCGGTAGCTTAGAAGTATATAAGAACGGTAATTTGGTATTATTGAATACTAACTATAGTATGATTACAACAACGAATATTGAATTTAATTTAACTAATTTAAGTACCGATATCATTACAGTAGTGTATTCTACAAATTCCAATACTTTACCGAATTTAGCTTTAATTAAGAATTTAGTTTCTAACGAGATTAACCTATATAAATTAATTTACACGACTTCAAATATCAATCCTTTAAATTTGAATAGTACTACTACGGCAATAGGTTGGTTGACTCGTGAATTATTTCAATTTCTGAAATATAGTAATTTAGGAGATAATATCAATTGGATTGCCAGAGAAATGGCTACTGAATATGATTTAGATGTACCTAAAAATGGTATATACACCATGAAGCGTCTCCTTCAAGATTACACATGGGAAAGATTAGATACACCTACAACGCTACCTGAATTTATTGAACTCTTCAGTAAAATCTATTTTCTCAGAATAACACTAGTAACCGTTTATGGTAATATTTTTTTTTCTCAAGAAATTATAGACAAAGAATTATCTATAGTAAACGATAATATTATACCATTCTTAGATTCAATTCGTTTAGAATTAGTTGCGTTTATTGCAGATTTAATGAGTAATATCTAATGAGCCTCTATACTCGTTCCCAAATGATTAATTTTTTACAAGATAATGTAAATATAAATAATTTTAATACTTTTAGTAAGATACTTTTATTAGAAGATACTACGTTAATGTCTCGTGTATTGAACTACTTATATGATTTTAAAATAAGTATATTTGATTTAGATGTGCTAGTACCTTTCGATGAAAGTTCTTTAACTATTTTTCTAAATAGTTTCGATAATAAGTTTAATCCACCTACATTTTTAAATAATCCTCTATCTACATTTAACGGTTCTTCGTACATTCAAGGTATTACTTCAGGATTTACTGATTTATATGTAATGTATAAAGAATATAATGAAGAAAAAAATCTAGGCATTCCTTTAGTCCGTACTGATTTTAAAGTAAATGTCTTAGTAAATCGTCCTAATAAAGCGTCATATGCGTCGCTTAATGATTTTAAGACAGATTTCAATAATAAAGTTCTTCCCCTAGTTTTAGCTGAATTTAGCGTAGCTGATATTCGTGAAGTATTTCCTTTAAGTAACGATTTAGTTACTTCTTCGATAACTACGAATGCTACAAATATTAAAGCTAAATATGAAAGTATTTTCGATATATTCTTACCAATACTGGATAATACAAATTTATTTAACTTATTGACGAATATAAATGTTGAAGATTCTTATTTCAGTAATAATCGTAGTAAGTTCTTCAGTATTTACAACTTCAATTCTAAGTTAGGTAATATTATTCCATCGATGTATTGCAATACGATTGGCAATGTAAATGCGTTAGAAAGAGTTTTCAATACAACTGAACGCAATATCTTTAAAAATTTATTTCTAGATACTACTCTTGAAGTAGATTTACAAAATGCCTTTGCTTGGATTAAATTCTATTACACATTAACTTCTTTAATTAATGATGATTTAAACCTTTCTATAGACACCCTATACAAAAATGACTTAGATTTATTGGTAACTAAAATCACTAATTTTAAAACATTAGTAGATTTAATTTATTCCAAATCAAATCAGTTATTACAACTTTCGGAATTTTAAAATGGCTAAAAATAGTGGACAGAATAATATTACTCTAAGTAAAACAGCTTTAAGCGCTATTGAAGCATTAAATAAATCTAATTCTGAAATTGCATCACTTACTCATAACTTAGATGCTAGTGATTTAAAAGACGATCAGTTAACTAAAGATCGTATAAAGGAATTAGAAGCTACAGTACGTAAAACGTTTAGTAATTTATTGGGTAAAGATAACGATATTTCATCTGACGAAATTAATCATTTATTGGCCATTGCAAGTACAAATGGTAAACAGAAACGTGAAAATGACATTGAGCAAAAGAAACGTTTTGACGAATTTAAGAAAGTAATATCAACGCAGAATAATAAATTTCTTACAGACATGGTTAGTACTCGTAAGCATAATAAAAAACAATTATATGCGTCATATGATTTAATTCTTTCTATCATTCCTAAAATGAAGCTTGCTGTAACTACTTGGGTAAATAGTATTATTTCTCCCGATGATTTTACTAAAAGTGTTTTAAACGTTATAAATTCAAATACTGAATTAAGTTCTGAAGATACTATTTTCTTTAAGAAAGCTACTGCATCTTTAATAGAACGTTTTAGTATTGAAAGTAATTTAAAACAGGATATTCAAGACTTTTTAATTAAAGGCGAATTATTTTTTAACGTAATATCTTTAAATGAAGAATTGCAAGCGTTACTTAAAGAAAACGTAGATCATACTACAAAACCTGATTATAAAACTATTACTTCAAAATTCCTCGTCACTCAATTAAATGAAGATGTGAATGGAAATGCAGATAAAGAATTAGAATTTTTAAAAGAAGGTAAGAAATTATTTACTAATGATAAATTAACAAGTGAAAGTTTCATTAATGAAATGAATTTTATTATTGAAAATGGTATGGTTATCGGTAGCTCTAAAGAATTTCTTTCTGAAGATGCTAAAATGGAAAATGAATTTACTTCTAATAACTACTTTCGAGAAAAAGAAGCTAGCGATAAGCAAGTAGATAAATTAAAATTGTCTACCGATAGCGCTATGGTTAAAAAGCTTTTACCTGAAAATATCGTTAAATTAGAATTTAATGACAAATGTTTCGGCTATGTTTATGTAGACTCTGTTGTAGATGAGAATATTAATGGCTTAGCTAATAATATGGGCAATGGCCAGCAAAATATTAATATCACTACGAATTCACCAATGGGTACAGTTCTTTATTCAGGTAAAGATACTCCTGCTAATTCAGAAGGCTTAGGTCAAATGAGTGGCGAATTGGGTGCTGCAATGGATGCTAAGTTACAATTTATTGCATCTGCCTTTGCAAATAGATTGTCCGTTGATCAAAATATTTCCTTATTGAAAAACAATGAAGAATTAAAGAACGCTATCTATAATTCACTTAAAGTTAAACGCTTAATTAAGCAAGATAAATTACGTGTTACATTCTTTAAGCCTAGTGAAATTATTCATATCGATCGCGGTTCTAGTATATTTGATAATATTCTTTTCTTTGCTAAATTATATATTGCTTCATTAATTACAATCTTGATGCAAAATATTATACGTGGTGGTGATAAACGCGCTTACTATGTAGATACTGGATTAGAGAATGATATTGCAAATACCGTACAGCAAGTAATTAAAGATGTAAAATCTAAAGACATTACCGGTATACATAATATGGATATCTTTTCCATATTAAATATAGTTGGTGAAACTAGCGATTATTATTTTCCTACTATCGATGATACAAAACCTGTAACTATCGATACTGTAGCAGGTTTACAAAATCCTTCATTAGATAATGATTTTCTTAATTGGTTGTCAAATAATATTTTCTCTGGTATGGGTTTACCATCTGCTTATTTAACTGAAGTAGAGAATGTAGATTTCGCTAAAACTCTTTCAATGCAAAATACTCGTTTTATTCGAGATATTGTTTCTGAACAGGTTATACTTGGTAAAGGTTATACTACTTTAGTTCAGAAAATTTATTATATTGAATATACTTTGAATGAGAAAAATACTAGTAAGAAAGATAAAGATACTGAAGAAGAAAATGATGAAGAGACTAATTTAACTGATAGATTAGCAATGATTAACGTTGCCGATATTAAAGTTAGTTTTCCTTCACCAATGTCTTTAAATATGACCAATTTAAACGATCAAATTAGTAATCTTTCTTCTTTTATAGATCCTATCGTAGAGACTATAGATTGGGGAAAAAGTGATAAAGAAAAAGCAGTTGCAATGTTAAAAGGTGAAATGATGCGTCAGTATATTCCTAACGTTGATTGGAATATGATTGATGGTATTGTAAGTAAAATTAAAAAGGATTTAAATGTAACTGTAATTAAAAATAATATTGGTGATAAGAAAGATGCTACAGATATGGCTGACGGTGCAGGTATTGATACTGGTACCGACGATACTAGTACGGATACCGGTGATGGTGGTGATTTAACCGATACTACAGCGCCTGAAGAACCTGATTTAGAAGGTTAAATTAAAATACCCTATGAAGATTAATCTTCATAGGGTATTTGTTTTTCACTTAGATTGTAAATTTATCAATATTATTAAAATTATCTTCATTGAAGAAGGTATATGTACCAGTAGATTGCATATATTCTTGAGCAAAAGTATTTACTTTACTACCAATATTCATATACGCTTTGAATTCTTGTTCTAACTGAGTAATATCATGAGAACCAGTTTCAAAACCGAAATGAGATAAAGGAATTTTAGTAGGTAATACGTTAGTATAAATAGCTGCAAATTCAATATTTTTACCAGCAAAGTTACTAGCATCCGGACGAGTAACTACATACAATAAGATACCTGTATGGTTTGAAGAATGATATTCTAAACCTGTATCTAAAGGATATGTAGCAATACCAGTTTTAGGATCACGAATACCGGATACCCACGCATTATACGGAGTAGTCAAAGGAGCACCTGAATGCTCTTGGTATTTCAATGTAAATTCACCTTGTTTACTAATACCAGTCGCATATGCAACTTCAGTTTCAGTAAAACCGGCTTTAACGCCAGCTGTAGTCATAGAAATATCGCTAAGACCACCAAATGCTAAGAAATTCTTTTCACTAAGTGCTTTAAATTGTTCTGGGTTAGGAATCCATGTAGGAACCCGTAACCATTTAATAAATGCGTAACCAGAAACATACGGATCATGAGAATTTTTCTCCATTGGTACGGAACCATTGAAGAAATTACCATCTGTAGGATTGGAATCCAAACGATTGTGAATGCTCTGACCGCGAGTAAGAAACTCTGACATAAAAACCTCGGTATGAAATGTAAATATAAGGGAGACAAATAAATGTCTCCCTTAAACGTATCTAATTTTTTGTTAACGGTTAATGATAATATCGGTAAAGATACGTTCAATAATACCAGTGAACACCAATTCAATACGTACACGAGCAATCTTTTGTTGGCGATCATAATCACTACGGAATACTTTGCCAGAAATACTTTGACAGGTACGGTTAGTTACCCATTTCTGTAAATATTGGCTCAATTCATAGTTAGCATCTTCTAAAGTGATTTTATCATTAAACGAATAGCGATATTCATTCATAATATATTCAACTTCACGTTTCAAACGCAACAATGCGCGAACGTTATTAATGTCCGACAATGCACTATTTTGAACTTGAGAAGTAAGCTGCGAACCAAAATTAGTACGTTTAGGATCTTTTTCAACGTAGTTAATTTGTGATAAGTATAAATCTTCTTTTTCGAATTCGTTAGGATAGAAATTAATAGCTTTAAAACCACTAATAACACCATCACGAGGCCCGACGAAAGGATACTGAATACCTTTAGCATTGTCAATTACAGGAATTTTCTTAGCTAAGAAGTATGGTGCAGTAACTTTAATATCGAGACCATTATAAGTATCGCCAATAATGAAATCATGACCGAAAATAGCAACTTTATAGTCGGACATTTGCAAACCAGCGTTCGAAGAACGTTGATCTAAGGTATCTGCAACAGTAGTTCTAAAACCTACGTCCAATAATGCTACACAGTCACCACGTTGGGTAATGAAATTTTGAATAGCGATTTTAGTATTCGCATCATAATTCGCATCAAGAACAACGTCGATAGGCCATTGAAGCTTATCTAAGATTGCAGGATTTAATTCACCATTATAAGCAGCAACAATTAATTCACTACCAGTAGTACTATCTACAGCAAATAAACCACGTGGATTACCAGAGTTATTAGTGTTATTAGCACCTTTACCTAAAAGTAATGTAGCAGTAGATTTAGTAGAATAAGTACTTACACCTAATTGCTTACCGAAAGTTGTAGCTGGTAAAGCTGGTGTAGTAGTGATTGCTGAAGTATTATCGATAATCGATTGCATTGTATTATGATAAGTCGAGAAAGAAGTAGTTCCGATTTTACGTTCAGTACCGAAAACGATATCCATTAAGATAGGGCTTACAGTATTAGCAGAACGTAAATATTCAGCCAACGCAGTAACGTTACTTTGGTTAACTTTAGAACGGAAATATTTAGAATTTTTGTTTACAACGTCTTCAATATACATTGATTCACGTGATTTATCTTTAGCAAATTTATCGAACGATACTGTAAATGGGCCTTCGATAACAATATCGTCGCCATTATCATTTTTAGCAGTAAAGTTTAATTCATACGTACGGAAACTGAAAGTACGATCAAGGCTATTGATAACTTCTAAATTCCAACCAAAGTTATTACCGTCAGTATTAGTATTGCGGAAAGAATACCATGAACCTTTTGATTTCGAATAGAAAACAAGTAAAGGAACTGGAATTACAACGTTCGAACTATCAGTAGCAGGTAAAGTTGCACCATCAACGTCAGTTAAGAAAGTATCTAATTGCGATAAATCAGTAACTTTCAAAGGTGTAACAACGCTACTTACGATATTCCAAGCTGGTTCAGCTTTAGGATATACTAATTTCTTAGTAGCATTACGTCCTACATAAGCAACTAACGAAGAATGAGCATATTGGGCATTATCAGGTAAGCAACGCATAACGATTGCTTCACCGCCGGCACGTACCCATTCAATAACGTTATAGCCGGTTTGACCATATAAAGATAAATTTGGCTCACCAAATTCATTAATATATTCATCCGGAGTATTAATTTTTTGTAATGTATTATGTTCGCCTCTTTCCGCCAACATAGCTGCATACAACTTAGTTGTACCTTGAGCAGTTTGAGTGACGAAACTACGATCAATGATTTTTGTATTTAACGAAGAATGTACAAATTCTACCATAATAGTTTCCTAGACAAATAAAGGTTATATATAAACGATTCTGAATCGGTCTATATAAGGATTCTAAAAGAATCATTTCATGCTATCTATTTGTTACTGATAACATATTGGCTAATTAGAATTTTAATACAGATTCTACTGGTGATATAGCTTGTTCGCTATTATTTCTTGTCATTAAAACAGACGATTCTAAGGATTTCTTAATATCTTCAAAGGATATAGCACTGAATACCGATGATAAACGAGCTACATCTTTAATATTTACCATCTTGAAATCCTTCATACCTACTTTATTACTACGTAAAGCTATTCTGAAAGGAATGGTATCATCATCTACATAGCGAGTTAATTCTGAAATCATAGCTTCTAATAAAGACGATTGAACTTTTAATTTTAAACCATTTAATGAAGTAGCATTCTTAAAGATTTGAATTAAGTCTTCTGGTTTTTCAGGATTAATCTTAGCAGTAGTAAGAAGGTTTAAAAATCCGTTAGCGCTCTTTGCACCAATAGTTGCAGATGTAACGAACATAGTCTTTTCAATGATTATATCATTAGGTTGAAAGTCAATGAAATAATATTCACCTTCTTTATAAATATCAGGTGCATTTAAAACTATATCCATTGGAAATTCTAATTTTTTTACATAGAAATCTTTTTCATTTTTCCATATTCTAAATTCAATAAATCCGATTGTAATTAATTTATCATCTTTAATTTCCGATAAGCCATCTTCAAACATGTCCTGATGGAATACCGCAGTAACTCTAGAAGTTGCGATCATTTGATCGTTTTCTTGTTTATAAAAATCTGCCATTTCAGTATCCTGTGTGTATCTAATAACGTGTTGGAATATATAATTTTGGAGAACTATAATTAAATAGTTCTCCAAAATTTTTACATTGTAGGTTCTTCTAATGGAAGATTTTTAACAGCAGCGTAAATAATTTCCATAGTTTCAAAACTACAAGTAGTTTTAATAGCTAAACGTAGCATACCCATGACAAAAACGATATAGAATTTATATTCGGATAAATCTTTATCGATATATGTATTTAATAAGCAATTATAGAAGTATAAGCATTTTTCACGCAATTCTTTAATTTTAATATTATTGATTAAGTCAAAAGTACCTTCAATATTACTACGCTTAATGCGATGAGTACGTAATTTATGAATAAACTTAGCTTCTAGAATTTTAGCTTTAAAAGGGTTTTCAATTTCTTTCTTATCAGTACTATCTACATAATCGATAATATTATTATTTTCTTCCAATTCTTTAATATTATTTAAAACTAAATTAGCTTTATTTAAACGAGTTTGCTCTTCTTCTGTAAGAGCTTCATTGAAAAGTAATTTGCCTTGAATCGACTCATAGTCTTTAGAGGCTGCTTGACGTAAAGTATCAATTACTTTTTCAAAGTCTGTAAGTAATTGCATTTTCATTGCATGCAATTCTTTATAAGCTTCGTTTATATCTTGAGTTTCGGATAGGTTTTCTAGGCCGGTTTGTAAACCTGTAAGGCCATCGCCTAAAATATTACTCATTTCTTCAACTAATTTAGTAGTTTCTAAATCTTCTTCATTCGAAATTGTAACTTCTTCTACAGTTGTCATAACTTTTCCAGTTAGTTTTTTGTTAAGGGAGTTTGATTAATTTAGAAATAAACATATTTCTAAATTCTAAAAGAAAATCAGGGAAGATTGCAGATGATGCTAAACCTTTAAAGAAGTTATTATATTCTTTAATTTGATCTGAATTTTCAAAAAGAGTTGAAAGAATATTTACTTCAGCAAAACTAATTTCACTTTGGTTGAATAAATTACTTATAGGGATTATGTCGCATTCTATAAGTGTAGTTACGATATCATCATAAAAATAGATAAGCGGATATAAAGTCGAATTCTCTAATTCCAATTCATTCTTAATCTGATTAAAAGTGATATCTTTATTCATTAAATTTTTGTATTGATTGATATATTGCTTACGATGAGCAATGATATAATTACATAAGAAATTAAGAGTATTTTCACGTTTCTTAGTATAGAAGAAATTATACGCAGTAGCTAAAATATTACGTCTGTCAATATCTTCATATTCTAAGTTGATAGAAAACTGTTCATGCAATTTCTTTTCAATTACGCTGAATAATTCACTTTTAGCTTTAGATAACTGTGAAGCTTCTTCAGAATTTAAAGTCTTATTACGTTTTACATGATTAATTTTTTCTAAAATCATAGAGAGATAATCAATATTATTATTTAAAAAATAATCGATATTATTTTCTAACCCATTTTCAAATACGCTAAAAAGCATTGAATAAGTTTCTTCAACATTATTAAATTCACTATAGCGTGTATCGAAAGTTAAATCATCGTTCACGGTTGTCATGGTAAAATCCTATAATCTAAATAAAAGTTTTAAACTTTATCAATTCAGTAAATTTAGCTTTATCTATTTAATTGATTAAATAAATTTAAAACTTGCTTATTGACAGTTCTTTCTTGGCGGCTATTAGGTTTGGATAATATTTTCATTATTTCTTCACTAGATAGACCTTGTAAAGATAATCTAGAATATTCTTTAATATCTATTTCAGTATTAGGTCTAGCAAAATCACCAGCTAATTCATTCGGATTTTCGGTATCTAAATGAGATTTACTAATTACTTTCTGCATATTACTTACTATAGAACTACTATCTCTTAAGAATTTACTTATATTATTACTGAATTGCATTGCATATTTTACCATTAAATAAGAAAAGATAACGTCATCGTGTGCATTACTATCATGCTCGACTTTACCATTCTTAGAATATACTAACGTTTTTAATTCATCATATATTTCAGGATAACATAATTCATCTTTGTAATTTTCCATTACATCGAAAAGTATATCTATCATTAAACTACGTGATGTTTTATCAGTTTGTACACCATATTTAATAGCATTAGGTGTTTTATGTAATAATTTCTTTTTCTCTTTATCCGGTAATTTATAATCGTAGAATAAACGACTAGGAATCTTCCTTAAGAGATTACTAATAACACCTGAACCCAATGAGTTATTTTCAATAAATAAGTAACTATTCGGTAAATGATCTTCCATTAACGTTTGTAATAATGATGAATAAACTGAAGTATTTATTTTATTATTTTTAAAGATACCTGCAATTTCTAAATTAGTAGGATCTATGATAACGAATGCTGAAGGGTCATTACCAGTACCACCGCCAACGTCCGAACCTATGAAGTATACTTTTTCTTTAATTAAAGGTCTATATAGTTTAACCATATAGTTTTCTTTCAAGGTATCTAAATCTTCATCTATATCTTTTCTAGGTTGAATAAAGATATTACCGATAGATTGTTTTAAACTTAAGAATACACTATCTAATGATTCTTCACTAAATACCGAATTATCACTAGCTTTTGTCCATTGTAAATCAATTTCACGTCGTATGATTAATAAGTCATTTTCTAGGTTACGACATTCTTTTTCATACCATTGCTTAGTAAGACCTAATTCTTCCCAAGTAAAACGTATGAATAAGAAGTCATTTGAAGAATTAGAGTAAAGAAATTCTTTAATCTGCTTCTTAGACCAATCATACATTTCTTCCGTGAAAGGACATGCATTGTCCATCATGGACTTACAATACGCCCCATTTTCGGAGTCGAGGTTATTGGGTGTGGTTGATATGATTTTACAATGAGGTCTATTTTCTCTTTCTGCAATTATCGATACTTTAGAAATTGCAGGAGAAGCTGCTTTATATACTATAGAGTTATATTTTAAAAATGCAACTAGGGTGTTTCTCTAAGAAGCGTTAATTCTTAAAGTATGGGACTATATATTACTATATAGAACAGACTATATCATAAATCTTGAATCATTTTATTCAAGATTTCCGAGCGTTTCCATCTACTTAGATGTACTCCCATAAAGGGATAGTCGTTGAACGTTCCGTAATTCAAAATATATTGGGAATATATTATTTAATTGATACCAATAATAGTATCATTAAACAATTGTAATAAAGGAATACGATTATGTATAGACCTCTACCTGATTTATTACCTTCGTTATAAGGTAATAAAATAAAAAAAAAGAACTCTAACAAGGGTTCTTTTTTTTTAATATATTTTGTATGCTCCGGCTTCGCTGCTGATTGTCCTCTATTATAGATAGGATGTTCCAGCAATTAACAGGGTTTTACATGAGCCTACATTTTAACTCATCTTGCCAAAATATCGGAATTGACATACCGCGCTTATGTGTTAATCTATATATTACTATATAGAACAGACTATATCATAAATCTTGAATCATTTTATTCAAGATTTCCTCCCGTTTCCATTAGTATAAACTAATGTACTCTACTAAGTTCATTAAATAAATTTAATGCTTTTCGATAGTCGTTGAACGTTCTTCTTAAAACCGTACTTACCAGTAAAATGCGTATATATAATTTCTATGAGCCTTAAAAGAAAATTCTTTCTTTAGGTATCATAAGGATTACGACCATGTTAAAATTAACAGTATTAGACTCTCTGATTCTAAATCTCCAAAGCGTACACGCTAATGCCAATGTAGTTGGCGCAATGTTGCAAAAGGAAATGGAGGCCGCTGTACTTGCACGTGATTACGAAACAATTGAGACAATTGTCGAGTGTAAATTTATGCTGACAAAGGAAATCTACAATCACGTAAACTTGATTAGAAACAATTCGGCAACATTCTCTAAACGAGAATTTATGAAAGCGTTAAACCGTATTTGCATTAACAAAGGCTTCCAAGAGCCTTTAGTAATTGATGCTGACACAGATGATGGTTACTGGTAAGTAACAGAAAAAGAACCTATCAAGGTTCTTTTTTTTTTAAGAAGCTTCGCTGCTGATTGTCCTCATAAGGAGTTTCCAGCAATTAAAGAGGTTTATAGCCGGCCAAATTTTACCGGCTTTATCTGCTTCGGCCTCTGAGATAGAAGGGCCGGAGACATCAATCTTATTATTTCTTAAACTAGAACTAATTTTTTCAATATTATCTTCATCTAAACGTGGATCGATAATTGCTTCTTTAATATATTCAGGTAGATTTTCTACAATATCTTTAAAGCGTTTTAAATTATTTTTAGCGTCAGTTAGAGATTTATTACCGAAAAGTAAATGAGTGTTGTTTGTATTAAAATGGTATACCCAAGATAAAGCGGATACAATAGATACAGTTTTATATTGTTGTCGAGGTAGCATTACAAAGAAATCTATACTATTAAATATAGACCATGTAATAGCTAAATTTCCCCTATGTAATTCAAACCTTTGTAATCCGCCAGGAACGGGAATACGTACAATTTCTCTTAAATAATAATAAGGATTCTTTCTTATTTCAGTAACAACTTTATTTTTCTGAGAAGGAGTTAAATGACGATTGAAAGGATCTATATTAAGTAAATCTCTATCATATAACCTTAAGAAAAATTTATTGTTTTTAATATCTTTATTTTTTAAAGTCTTATATAATTTAATGAATGATAAATTTTTAGTGTTGGTATGTACCACATAATTTGGATACGTAGTATTACCAAAGAATGCCTGATTATGTGACATATTGGTTTCTTCTAATAAACTAAAGGGTTGTTTAACTTAGCTAATAAATATATATTATTTATGTGACTTACAATATTAACTTTAAAAGGATTATAATGCGTACTAATAAACGTATTTGCTCATTGCGGTTTCGCATTGATAATGATATAAAACTTGCTTTAGCTACACTATCGTATGGAGGTAATACTTATTTTCATAGACTTATATACACACTTACATTACCTGAAGCAACTACTACGTCTGCGAAAATGTTAACAAATGATTTATATAATCGAACTAATTTTGTCGGAGTTATATACGAAAATACTTTTCATTATGAAAATGGAAATTAAATAATGCGTAAAATAATTATTTCTGGCGAATTAATAGTATACAAATGGAATACGTATATGTATACTCTTATGCTTGTAAAAGTGAACTATAGGAGAAATCATGACACTACATATTATAAATCGTAAAAACGTTTTAATGGATATACATGATGATGAAAGGCAAGTAAGTAGAAATGCAACCACAGATAGAACTTTATTTACAGTTCTAGTAAGTGAACTTTTTACTGACTTTCAATTCAGTCGGACACGTAATAAATTTTTAAAAAATAATGTAGCTCTATCCCTGTTTGATACTCAGCATGATTTAAATAGAAATACTATTATACAAGCTACATATAAAAAACATTTTGAGGTAATTAGATGAAATCTTAAAAAAAAACGTTTTTAAATTGTAAAATAAACGCATTTTGTTATATCAATTCTCCTAAAGGAAAATCATGAATTCTTTTATTTACGTAGCTTACGTACTTCTTGCTCTGTTAGCTGCTGATCGTATTGTATGGATTTTTAAAATTAAAAATACCTCTGAAAATAAAAATAGACTGTTTGCAATTAAAATTTTCTTTCTATCTATACTTCGTGGAGTTGATAGTATAGGTATAGGTTTATTTGGAATTTTTATCTTTACAGTCCTACCGATTCCGTATACTGCAACTATGGGAAAAACAGGTAAAATCCTTATAGGTGTAATCTGGCATAAAAATATTGGTACTTTAGATTTATGCTTTCTAAATTGCATTGTTCGAATTATTATACCATTTATGCGAAAAGAAATAAAAGAAAATGGAGTATAGTAATAGAAAAACGTTACCTAAAAAAAGATGGTCTAGAGAATATTATTCTTGTAGAAATATTTCGTATTTTAGAAGCGTAGTTTATTATGCGACTAGTAAAGATATTTCATATTTTAAATTTACTAGAGGCTTGAATAAAGTTATTTTTACAAAGGTCGATGTCAAGCATCGATACTTTGTATTATTAATTTAGGTGGCATTGTGTTTAAATATCGATTAAGAATTCACTTAGATGAAGATGATGGAACTTTCACTAGTTGTCTTTCCTCATCTAAGTCGTTATTTAGAAAAATGATTAAAGAAATTGATACAACTGTATTTGGGTGTCATCCGGATTTAATTTTCTTTACACTCATAGGTAATAATATTTTAAATTTTAAAAGTATCAATGACAGTTCTTCTTTAAATGAAGTATATTTCTATGATATTACATAAAGCTATTTATATAGGTATAATAACCTCTCCTATTTCAAAGCACAATCCTAAATGGAAACCTGCATCTATTTCACTTTTCAATTTAATTATGCAGAAAGTTAGTCGTAGTATACATAATCCGATTATTTTCTTTTCAATAAAGTGTAATAATAGTATAACCTGCCATTTTACTAAAACTTATATTGAAGAAACTTCGGTTATTAAATATGTAATGGAATAAAAAATACATTTATAGGTTGTTATACATACAACCTATAAATAGTTTATTAAGGAGACTAATCATGCGTCTAATTAAAATTTTTTTAGAAAAAATCGATTTGATGCTTACCGAACAAGCTAAAAATGATAAATATGTAAGCTGGTCTTCAACTAAGATAGGTATATTTTTTTTTCTTTACCCTGTAAGTTCTTTTTGCCTGATATATGATACATATATCAATAATCATTTAGATTGGTTAAATTTAGCTGTATATGGTATTGCAATAGTGTCTCCTAGAGCACTTAGTAATCTCGTATCTATGAAAATAACCGGTAAAGAAATTCCTTTAGAAGACACATCTAAAGCTGCAGATCCTGTCAAGGATGAAGAATTAAAACAATAATATTTATATATTATATTTAGGTAATCTAACAATTGTTAGATTACCTAAATATTTTTAAAGAGGATAACTCCGATGAGTAAATTTACTCTTAAATATAAACTATGTATTACTAATGATGGATTTAAAACTAAATCAAGTTTATATACAACGTTTTTTAATAAAATTGCGTCACATGTTATTTGGGAGGAAAGAGCATACGTCTCTTCTAATAATAGAATTTGTTTTCTTACTGTTGCATGTACTTCTATGGAAATTGCGCCTATGTCATTATCATATGCTTTAATCCGATGAAAAAATTTACGGATCACTATACTTTGATTATCCATCAGGAAACTTTTGACCCTAATAACAGTCCTAGAAATAGTATGTGTGTAACTGCATTTCTTAAAATAGTGCAGTATGTAATACATGAATTTACAACATTAATACCTTTAAATAATAGAATTATTTTCTGTTCAAATATTAAACCTATTTCTTTGACCTATAGGAAAAAAGATGAAAAAGTTTAATAAAAATCTATGCTCCGATAGCTCTAGTGTATTAGTTATTGAAAAAACATTTTTTCGCGATATTATAGATAATTTGTTCGTATCTAATAATTTTAAAATGGAAAAAAATAATCATTTAACTTGGCATAGTATTTTTAATCAGGAAGGTGCTACGCCAGAGCGCCATATAATATACAGGTATACACAGAATGAATAAAAAAATTGTATCTCTAGATAATAAACTCTATTGTTATCCTACTATTTTTAAAGAAATACTTGATCGCCATTCTTTATTTGGGAAATGGTTTAAATTAGAAACTAATAATATTATTAAAATACATCATTTAACGCACACATTAGTCTATACTAATGAATTTTCTAAAACTGTACATAAAATATAAGAGATAAGATATGAAAAATTTTGTTAAAAATCCTTTTTTAGTTACACATTCTTTAAAGAGAAATCATTACCGTTTAGGAAATACATTTTTATATCACATATTAAATATGATTACTTGTGATTGCAGAAATCAGAAAGAAATAATATACGTTGAAATGGTTACTAACCGTCGTTTTACAAATTACGATGCTAAAGGTTTTGCAACTTATAATGCCGAAATGAGCTATTGTAAGAAATGAAAAACTTTAAAAAAGTATTACTATCGGATAGTGAAAGTAATAATTGTAAAACTATGTTTAGAGAATTAATCTTTGCAATAAATAGTACGTTATATTATGAGCGTTCTCAATTATTTTTTAAAATTACTACGAATAATATAATTACCTTTATAGGTTTAAATGAAACCTGTGATCAGAAGTTTTTCTATATTTACTATAGGTAGGTAAAATGCAAAACCCTAGATTTAAAAGTTTCAAAAAAATGTTACGATCTAATACGGAGTTAGAATGTATGTGTTCGTATTTCGTAGACATTATCGATTTTATTGCAACTGATTTAGATAAACCCGATATAACACTGTATGCTAGTACTAATAGTATAATCAATGGTTTACTTTTTGCGGATTACTACTATGAAGTTTAAAAAGAAATTAATACATAACGATGAAAATGGTTACAGGGTTGAAAAAACACTATTGCTAGAAATGATTGCAATGATGCAAATTATTATAGAAAATCATAATACAACTATACCTAGCAATCGTGTAAGAATTCTTACTCATAATACTGCTTTTTGGAGGGAAGTATATGTCTACAGTTATTCGCGTACCTCCTAATAAAAATAGTCATTTTAAAAATCTTATTCCCATGTTTCACATCATATTAGATAATAATTTTGATTTAAATGTGATAATTGACAATAGTCACCATTTAAAAATTAACGGGCCAGGTATACGTGAAGTACCCGTAAATTTACTTGCACTAGGTAAACCAATAAATGCAATTTAAAAAAAATTGGATGTTAAATTACTATCGCATAGAAAACTTAAGTGATTGTATTGAGAATAAAACTTTTTTCGAAGCATTGATGGCGGTTATAAAACCGACTAATAATTTCAATATGACTGCCAATAATACAATTTTCTTCTTTCAATCTTTTATTAATTTAAATGATTCTAATTTAGCATATTGCCGTTATGATAAAATAAATATGCATGTATTTACATATGAATAAAATTTTACCACCTACAGGAGTTGTTATGACAAAACTTAAATTAGCTGTATACATTGATTATGATGGTAAATCTAGTTTTATAGCTAGTAGAACTAGACTATATGAAATGATGCTTATGATACATACG